CCGATCTAGGAACTCCAACAGCAGCAGTTAGCTTTGCAAGAACGTGAGCAAGAAGCGTCTAATCAACGTTTTAATCAGTACAACAAAGATACATCTAATTATCAGAGAAAGCCTAATTCAATCAATGCTACTGACCTTACAAAAGGTAAGGCTGACAGCGGTCAAACAATCTCATTGAATTTAACAGGCGATGATGACGAAACAGATGAGTGGTATTAGCAATGAGTGAGTTTTCAACAGGAACTGAGCAAAAGAAGATTGATTTAATATGCTCACGTTGGCTTGATTTAAAGTCAAAGCGATCATCATACTTAAATCAATGGCGATCAGTATCACGTTATGTTTCACCGTTCAGCGGTCGTTTCGATATTACTGATAAAAACAATGTTCGTGACACACGCTTTATCTTAGATGCTGAGGCTAGTCACGATCTAAATATTTTGGCTAGCGGTTTAATGAGCGGTGCAAGTTCACCAGCTCGTCCATGGTTTAAAGTTGAACCTAACGATCAAGCTTTGAATAATGATTATTCAGTCATTGAATTTTGCGATGCTGTTAATAAAATCCTTTTAAAAGTATTCAGTGCAAGTAACACATACAACACATTACATTCAATGTATCGTGAGCTTGCTTTGTTTGGAATTGCTTGTGATTTAGTTTACGACAGTGACGAACACGGCATTCAGCATCATCTTTTATCAGCAGGTGAATACTGTGTTGATGTTGATAATAATGGTGAGATTGACACCTTATATCGAAATTTCACTTTAACAACTGCACAGGTTGTAAAAGAGTTCGGCTATGACAATACACCTAAAGAAATTCAAGATACGTACAATCGTGGTGATTTAGGCAGTTATTGGGAGTTTTTACACGCTATTGAACCTCGCATTGATCGTGATCCTAAAAGTAAATCTAATAGCAACAAAGCTTGGGCTAGTTACTATTGTTCACTCTCTACACGACCTGCAATTATTAGAGAAAGTGGTTATGACTACTTCCCTGCATTAGTTCCTCGATGGGACGTGTTGGGTACAGATGCTTACGGAACATCACCATCTATAAATTGCTTACCTGATATTAAACAGCTTCAACAGGAAACATTGAGAAAGGCTGAAATTATCGATCATTTATCAAAGCCTCCTCTTCAAGTTCCTAATTCAGCTAGACAATCGCCTATATCACTTGCAACAGGTGCGATTAACTATACTCAGTCAACATCTCCTGAGCAGATGATACGACCTATTACACAAGGTATCGGAGACGTAAACAGCCTTACAGCTGATATTGCATCTATTAAAGACAGTATCAGACGCTCCTATTTTGTTGACTTGTTTCAAATGGTAGGAAGCACCGCAGGTGATCGCAGAACTACCGTAGAGATTTACGCATTACAACAAGAGCAGATGTTATCACTGGGACCAGTAGTAGAGCGTTCACAGAATGAGCTATTAGGTAGATTGGTAAATCTTACTTTTAGAAAACTAGGTGAACGTGGTTTATTACCTGAGTTGCCACCTGCGCTAGAGAATAAGCCTTTGACAGTTGAGTTTACTTCTGTGTTAGCTCAATCACAAAAATCAGTAGATATTAACTCAGTTGATAGATTAGTGAGCGCTATTTCAGCAGCCGCACAAATCGCTCCTGAGGTTTTAGATCGTATTGATCCTGATGGATATGTTGATGAATATCGTGACCGTTTGGGAGTTGCGCCTAAGATTTTACGCAGTCGTGAAGATGCGCAGAAGATTAGAGAACAAAGAGCACAGGCTCAACAGCAACAACAGCAATTACAAGAACAGAATATTCAAGCTCAAACTCAATCAACTATGGCACAGGCTCAAAAGAATGGCGCAGATGCTAGCTTGGCAATGCAACAACTTGATGATGTAGGCGGAGGCTCACTTCTATGAATTTAGATTATGAAAGCGAAATTGAAAACAACGAAAAGCTGGTTGAACAAACTAAGCGTTTAGTTGTTTCTTTAAAAGCATTAACAAAAACAGTTGATGGGAAAAGAGTTTTAAAAGGCATTTTAGATATGTGCCCTTCACAAGATTGTTTTTCTACTGATTCAAACACAATGGCTTATCAGTGCGGAAGAGTGGCGATTGGGCTTGAATTAAGAAATTTTATAAAAATACATTGTGGAAATGATTTATTAAGCAGTATCGAAAATACGGAGATTTAATTTATGAATGATTCAGCACAGACAGCTACTCAAACTACAGCAACTGCACAAGAGCAAACACAAGCACCAGCAGTAGATACCGCTCAAAATCAAAACACAGAGCAACAACAGGTAGCGTCAACTGAACAATCTAATCAGCAAGTAAATCAGGAAACTGAAAACTCCGCATTAAAAGATTTTGCAGACAGTTTAAATGTTGGTGAAACTGAACAGACAAAAGAGCCTGAACAACAGCAAGAAACAGCACCTGAGCATTACGTTTTAAAAAATGCAAATGGCGAAGATGTGGAGCCTCAAGAACTAGAGATGATGTCACGTATGTTTAAAGATGTGAACTTATCTCAGGAACAGGCACAAAAACTTTATTCAGCATACGAAAAAGAACAAGGTTCTTTTATTGAACAGTCACAGAAAGCATTTAATCAGATGCGTGATGATTGGTTCAATCAAACAATTTCTGATCCTCAAATCGGCGGTCAGAATATTGGGCAAACAAAGCTGTGCATTAAGCGTGTAATGCAACAGTGCGGAAACAAAGAGTTATCAGAATTTTTAAATAAAACAGGCTTAGGCTTTAATCCTGCAATGGTTCGCTTTATGACTAAGGTCGGTGAACTGTTAGGCAATGATAATCATTTTGTGCAAGGTCAAGCACCAGTGGTTATTAATCCTTTAAAAGCTAGATATAAAAATTCACCTGAGCTTTTTAAATAATTAAAAAAAAGAAAATTAAACAATCAAACAAACAAAACCTAGGAGAAAATCTAAATGACTGCTGTAAATCCAGTATTGCAAGAGAATGACAGAATAACTCTTGCTGACTACCGCAAGCGTTTTGGTGGTGAAGATGGTATCGCAGACGTTGCCGAAACTTTGAACGAAAGTAATGAAGTTATGCAAGATATTGTCTATAAAGAAGGCAATATGGATAACGGCGATCGCCAAACTTACCGCCTGTCATTACCTGATGTTTACGAAAAAGTGTTTAACAAAGGTACAAAAGCATCAAAATCAAGCGTAGGAACTGTAGAAGAAACCTGTGCTTTAATTGAAGCTAGAGCAGAGGTTGACGTTGACTTAGCCGAATTGAACGGTAAGGCAGCACAGCTAAGAGCACAGGAAGATAAAGCCTTTATTGAAGCTATCGCACAGAAAGAAACTTATTTGTATTTCAAAGGAAATACTGATAACGGCAATATGTTTGATGGCTTTGAACGAAGATACAACACTTTAAATCAGAGCAAAGATTTACGTGCTACTAATGTTATTGATGCGTCAAACAAGGCAGGAGCAACTGCTCTTAAAGGCAAAAATCTATCTTCAATTTGGCTTGTTGGTTGGGGCGATGATGTTTATAGTCCTTATCCTAAAGGCTCTAAAATGGGCTTAAGAGTAGAAGACAAAGGCGCAATCTTCTTGCCTGACGAGGAAGGCAACGTGAATGAAGTGTACACTACAATGTACAAAAAGTCAGTTGGCTTAATGGTGAAGGACTGGCGCAAGGTTGTTAGAATTTGTAACATTGACGTAGATATGTTACGTACTAATCAAGGTGTAGGTAATCCTGATTTACAAAAGCAAGGTTGGAACTTAATTACTCTGATGCTTGATGCAATTACTAAGTTACCAGCAGACGCAAAAGGCAATTTCAAGTTCTATATGAACCGTGATGTTTTTGCAAGCTTAAACTCATTGTCATTACGTTCTGATACTAATGTTATCGAATGGAAGAAAGCTACAGACGCTTTCGGCAAGAATGGCTCATGGGCTAACTTCCAAGGCATTCCTATGCGCCGTGTAGATCAATTAACTAACGATGAAGCTATCGTAAGTTAGGAGTAAATAAAATGATTAAAGATGCAAGAGCGTTTTTCTCTGATGAGCAGGTAGTCACCGAAACAACCTATTCTCAAAAGGCTTATGACTTTATGGCAGCATGGGACCATGCGATCGGAAGTCAATTATATGTAACTTGTATTTGTAACGGCGATTTTGCAAAAGATCTACGTGTACAAGTTATAGGCTCAACTGACGGTAAGACATGGGATGTAAAGCATCCACTAGGTGACAGTGGTGTTTATGCTAAGGAAGATCTTAAAACTAATAAGACATTCCCGATCCATGTTGTTGAGACTGGTCAGAAGTATAGATACGTAACTTTATTATACATTCCATCAACAGGTGGAGTGGAAGATACAAACGTATCATCACCTACTGAACCTGATTTAACTAACTTTGCTGTAGCTCACAAAATCGGTGAAAAGCGTGAGCCTAAAGCTAATGCAATTACTGCATTCTTTGGAACTATCGCTGCTATCTCACCAGTTGTTCGTTATGCTAACTCTGATAAGTTTACAGGTTAGTTTGTAAAAAACTGAAGTAGGAAAGGGTACATATTAAGTTATGTGCCCTTTTTGTTTATATGGGAGTAGAGAATGACTGCTGCTATTGATATATGTAACAATGCTTTAGATTTAGTAGGTCAAGGCTTGCATATAGAAAGCTTTGACGATCAATCTAAAGAAGCTGATTTATGTAAAAGAAATTATCAACAGGTAGTTGATCGTGCATTAACTAAATTTAATTTTTCGTTTGCTAGAAAAGATGAACTCATTTCTGAAAAAAATCTGATTCAAGTTGTATCTATTCCGTATAAATACACATATTCAATTCCAAGTGATGTGATGAATATCTTGTATCTTGAACCTTATCGTAAAGAAGGAGAAGAGACAATCAATATTAAGACATTGAAGTTTAATTTCAGAGTTATTGACGTAAACAAAAAGAAACAACGTTGTATTGTAACTAATCAAAAAGCGCCTTTTGTCATTCAATATCAAGCCTTTATTGATGATCCTAATTTATTTTCAGTTCAATTTACAGAAGCTGTTGAATATCTTTTAGGTGCACGATTAGCAAGTGCACTAATTCATGGAAACACTGGTATTAGCATCAGCAACACTTTGATGCAACAAGGCATTATGTTTTTACAACTTGCAAGCAGTCAGGATAATCAACAGGGCGCAGACAGTATCAAAGATAATCAATGTTCATTCATAGAGGCTCGCTATGGTTACTAAAGTTATACAAAGAGGTTTTGGAGCAGGTGAGATCACACCTAGCCTTTTTGCAAGAACTGACTTAAATCAATATGCAATGGGCAGTCGTAAACTAGAAAATTTTATTGTACTTCCTCAAGGTGCTGTTAGAACTAGAGCGGGTTTCCGTTTTGTAGGACAGGCAATAAATAGTAATTTGCCAGTGCGCTTAATTCCATTTAGGTACAGCTCAGAACAAACTTATGCTTTGGAGTTTGGCGATAAGACATTACGCATTATTGATCATGGACAGTATATAGCTGATAACAATAGCGGTATCTATCAAATCTCAACTCCTTATGCTGCCGTTGATCTAGCAGACATTGACTATGCTCAAAATGCAGATGTGCTCACTTTAACCTCACCTGAATATATGCCTTATGAGCTTAGAAGATACGGCTATAATGACTGGCGTTTTGTGGCTGTGTCTGTTACTCCTAACGTAACACCACCAAAAGGCTTATCTTACACTGCTATTTATCCTAGTTCAATGACAGATAGTGAAGAAAAAACTAAGGATAAAATTGAATGTAACTATGTTGTAACAGCTGTAGATGCTAACGAAAAAGAATCGCTTGCAAGTTCTAACCTTGTTGCTCGTGGAAATTATTACATAAGTGGTGCAAAGATCCGTGTTCAATGGCAAGGCGTAGCGGGGGCTAGTTATTACAAAGTTTACAGAATGGTAGCTGGTATTTATGGCTTTATCGGAGAAACAGAAGAATTATATATTGATGATGAAGGAAACAATCCTGATACCACTACTACACCACCTAAATATAAGAGTGTGTTTACTCAATCTGTAAAAGGACAGATAAGCACAATCACCATCAATGATGGCGGTAGTGGTTACTACTATGGGTTAAATAGTAACATTTATTACTTACCTAGAGTTATTACAATTCGTACAGTGCCTCCTTTAGTGTCAGCAAAAGCTAGCTCTAAAGATGCTGATGCGGTTACAAAGTTTTCACCTAGTGTAACATTAGAAGTTTTAGACGGGTCAAGCGGTCAGGTATATTTATCTTCTAACATTGAACTTACAACAAAAGTAGTCTCTTCTACTGTTGAAGACGAAGGCTATCTTTTTTATGAATTTAGAAAGATTGCTTACATTGATAAAATTAAAAACATCAGATTAACACAGGACGTGTTGAAAGTTCCTCATGCTATCTTTAGATTAAAAGTTGATAAGAGTACAGGAAGCATTGATTACACCATTTCTGACAGTGCTTTATCAACAGCAAATTCTTATAAAGACAATGAGCTGTTTAAACAGTTCTACAGTAACGGCATTACGATTGATAATTTACGTTCTCTATTTGCTCAGGAAGACACAACAGTTCAGCTTGATTTGAACATCAAATCTAATGACGAAGGTCACGGCGCAACAGCTTATGTTATTGCTAGAAACGGAACATTAGTGACAACAAAAATTTCTAATGGCGGTTCTGATTATTCACAACGACCAACCGTTACTGTCTTATCTTCAATAGGCTGGGGTGCTGTATTAACTCCTAATTTACAGAACTCTACAGATAAAGATTATCCAGGTGCCGTTGCACAATACGACCAACGAAGAGTATTTGCAGGATCATACAATAACCCACTTCGTGTTTGGTTTACAAATGCTGGTTTTCAAGATCTAATGGTGTATCACTTACCTAGCCTTGATACAGATAGAATTGAAATCACAGCAGTAACTTCTGACGCTGACAGAATTAAGCATCTTGTCGCTGTAGATTCTTTATTGTTATTAACAGGTTCTAGTGAATTACGTGTATTCACACAAAATAGTGATGCCTTAACACCTAGCTCAGTTGCAGTTCGTGCTCAGTCGTTTATCGGAGCGAACAAAGTTCAGCCTTTAATCTGTAATAACACTGTGATTTACGCTTCACAGCGTGGCGGTCACGTTCGAGCTTTGGGGTATAACTATCAGCAAAGCGGTTATACATCTAGTGATATTAGTGTGCGGGCACCTCATCTTTTTGATGGTAAGGACATCGTATCTTTAGCTCTGCAAAAATCACCTATTCAAGTGCTATGGGCTGTAACCTCTGACGGTGTGCTGCTGTCATGTACATTCACACCTGAACAATCACAAATCGCATGGGCTAGACATTCAACTTTAAACGGTAAGTTTGAATCGGTTTGTTGTATTTCGGAAGGCACAGAAGATCATTTATACGCTGTTGTAATTCGAGATCAAAAACGTTACATCGAACGCATGAGTAATTTTCAGGTATCTAATGCAACTGCAACTTATCGTTACCTTGACTGCTATCTTGATGGTGTATTCTCTACAGCAAAATCACAAATCAGTGGTTTATCTCATTTAGAAGGAAAAACTGTTTCTGTTTTTGTTGACGGCAAGCAACAGAGTAATAAAAAAGTTGTACAGGGAATGATAAATTTAGATACAGCAGGAAAGAATATTGCGGTCGGTTTACCTATTGACTGTAGTTTTGTTTCGGTCCCCTTGATTGTTTCTAATACTGAATCTGAATTACAGGGAAGAACAAAAAATATTTCACAAGTTCAGTTGAGAGTTAGCTATGAAGGTGACTTGTACTCACGGAATTATCCACACGGCAAAGAGTACATCTGTTCTAAAGTAGATCAATACAGTACACCTACAGATGATGATTCTTATTTAGTTAAAGTCGTGATTGATGGTGCTTGGGAGGAACAATCACAATTTGCAATCAGTCATAAAGACTGTTTGCCAGTGGAGATTCAAAGCGTGATCTTAGCAGTATCTTATGAAGACGGGAAATAACGATGGCAATACCACAATACACACAAGCTAATTACGGCTCTTATTTGCAAAACACAAGAATATCTATTCTTAATCAAAATACATCAATTAGTAGCAATCAGTATTCACAGAAAGCAATGAATACTGGCACTACAAGAATGAAAAACTATGCTGATAAGATACCAAATAAAAATGCATGGACAACAATCGCAAAGGCGGCAGTTTATGCTTCTGCTGAGTTTATGTCCAGTATGCAACAAAGACGTTCTTTAGAGGCTAATTCAAGCAATGCTTTTTATCAGGCTCAACAGGCTAACCTTAATGCAGAGCTAGCTAAGTTAGATAAACAGAATCTAGATGTTGCAACTGTAGTGGCTCAATACGATGTTTATAATCAATATCGCATGGGTGAAATTCAAGCAATGGAACAAGGCGTGGAAGATGCTCAGAAGATTGCATCTCAACGAGTTCAATCAGCATCTAGTGGTGTTCAAATGGATAGTGGATCTAAAGCAGAACTAGATCAAACAAACGTATTAAGTGCAAAAATCAATCAATACATTATCCAAAAAAACACAAACAGTAATGCAGCACAGGCTAGACAACAAGTTTATGCTTTAATGCGTCAGGCTAGCGATGCTCAAATGCAAGAAGCAAACTATCGAGCACAAGCTTTAATTGCTACAGGTGAAGGAGTTGCTTATAACACTATGGCTAAATCAATCAAGCCTTTGGAAAATGCCTTTTGGGGTGCTACTGACAGTATTCTTAACACTTGGGGTGGTGGTTCATCGGCAGGCGGAATGGATTGGTCACAGATGTTTTCTTTTAAGTAAGGGTGGAGTATGGCTGTTTTATTACCAACACAAAATCTGAATATAAAAAATTCTGCAAGCTCATTAACTTTTCAGAACTCACCTAAATTGCAAATGCAGAGAACAGACACATCAGTTCCATTTAAAGTTGATGTGACACAAAATTTGAAGTTTGCAAAAAATGCTTTAGATGTTATTGAAAAATATCAAGAAAACATTAGAACTAAGGCAAAAGAAAATGCTTTATTATCGGCACAAAATGATGCGAGCGTTGAGTTTAATAATCTTATAAGAGATTATAAAAATTTAAAAGGTCAAAACGCTGTTGAGGCTTTACCTGAATATCAGAAAAAATTAGAGAATTTAAAAAAGAACTACAGCGATGCTTTTAAAGGTTATGGTGATGTTGCGCATGACTTCAATAAATGGTTTGACGACAAAGCAAACAGCTTTGGTATTGAGTTAAAAAACTATAATGACAGTCAGATTGAAGCTGTGAATAGTGCTGAAATGAAAGGTCGAATTTCAAATTCAGCAAACACTTTAACAGAGCATTGGGGATCACCTTTAGAAGATAAGTATTATCAAGAGTATGTTTCTGCAACTAATGCTGTGTTAGAAAAAAACGGTTATGTGCCAGGTGGTGAAGAGTGGCAAGCAGAGCAAAGAAAAATGGCTGATGAGGTCACCAAAATTGCTGTAGGTAATCAGATCTTAAATAAGAATTTTGGAGGCGCCATTGCTTCTTTGAAACGTTGGCAGCCTCGAATATCAGCTGATGCTTACAATGATTTATTAGCTAAGGCTATTAAAGGAGCTGAAGACGAACAGGAACGACAGGAACGCAAGGCTTTATTACGTGAACAAAGGCAAACTAATTTAGAACTAAAACGTGAACGTGAAGCTTTACGTGCTATTCAGCCTTTAAATGCTGTAGAACAGTTAAGATTTAAAGATGCTCACAAAGATGCAACTTTTGAAAAAATGAAAGAGTTGTTCATGATCAAGAACAACAAAAAAGAAGATGATTTATCTGCAACTGATTATAACGATATTCAGATTATGACCGATGGTGACTTATCAAGGCAGGTCATTGAAGAAAACGCTAGACGTAAAGCTGTATCAGATACTGATTCTATTTTAGATAATAACCTGTCATCAATTCTTTATGCCAAACAAACTAACGGAGAACTTAAATATAAAAATAGAGACGACCTCTATTTGAATATTGACGATCTTAATTTAAGAAGTTCTCTTATTGTCCAGTATGGAGACAAAGAAAAACTGAATACTAAGTTAGCAATGCTTTATGACAATATGAACAATAAAGCTAACTACAGATTAAGTGCTTTTATATCTACAGCTAGTGATGATGTTCTTGATCTATTTTATGGGACCCCTGAAAGACAAAAAGAAACAGAACTTACTTATGGAACAATTCCTTTGAATGACCAAAAAGCACAAGCCCGCATTCTTAAAATTCAACAACAACATCAAGGAACATCAATAAAGAAAGGTGATGCTTTATCTAGTCGTGTATTAGATGAGTTAAACATTAAAAGCAATGACTTATTCAAAGGTGATAACTCATCAAAGTTTATGTTCATTATGCCAGTGGCACAAGATCTTTTTACTACTTATGTGAACAGTAATCTTGTTAAAAAAGATAAGAATGGAGCTGGAGTTCCTGACATATCATCACTTAATCCAAAAGAAATTTCTAATGCTATTGAATTTGTTATCAGAAGTCCTGAATTTGAACAGTCTAAACAGGACTATAAAAACAGCAAAGATGTGATTGATAACACCTACGATGATCTAGATGATAACAACTTGCTGAATGACACCTTCTCTAAAGATGAGGTTAAGTCTCAGCTTTGGCAGTACCAGTCACAATACTACAGAGACAACGGCACATATCCAACATCAAGGCAGCTCTATTTAGATTTTGTTAATAAGCAAAAATCTAAGTTATCTGATAGAGAAAGAATGATAAAGTAACTTAATAAACTAGGTATAATAAACAAAAATCAAAGTATGTGAGCTTAAGTTCACACTGTACACATAAGGTGATAAAAGATGTCTGATAATTTACAACAGCCTATAGGCAATCAAAACGTAGAGTTTACAAAAGAGCAAACAGAGGCTATAGACAGTCAGCTACAAAAGAAATTATCAGCATCACCTGCTCCTATTTTTTATTCTGATACTGTATCTGACGGCATCTCACAGCAAACAAAGAATTACATCAGAGGCAATACACGTGATGTATGGAAAGATGCTGCAATATCACTTCCTGTCTTAGACGAAAACTCTACAGACGAAGAAAAGAAAAAGTATGAAGAGTTAAGCTCAGTCAAAGCTAATGCTAGAGGCGCTTTGGCTTTTGCTGAATACAATGTAAATACAGACAAATCTAAGCAGAAACAGTTTGAGGAGCTGTCACGTTTCTATGGTGCAAACGTATCATCTAACGATGCCGATATTGTTCAACGTTTAATGTCTCAGAAGTTAATGAATGACTGGGTTAAAACATTTGACGAGTACGGTTTACCTGACAGCAGTATTATCAATAACGCTAAAATCAGAAGTAACTTTGATCCTGAAACTTATAAATACTTTAAGACAGCTCAACAGGTTCAGCAAGATTCTAAACTCTTTTCTGATTTAAGACGTTCATTTGCTTTAAATACAGAGCTTAGAAATCTTAATAATGAAAAGATTAATGATGCTGTAGATAGTTTATCCAGTTCTGAATACATTGGTTATCTAAGTGACACTTTACATGGTCGCAATACTCAGCTTAACTCAACAAACAAAGGCATGAGTAACGAAGAGTATGAGGAACGCAAAGCTCAAATCATAGACAGATACTCACGAGATACAGACGGTATTAAGCAGAGCTTATATGACTTGTTCTCTGACATGAGATATTCTCTAGGCGGTTTAAATCTAGTTGATGATTATCGCCAGGCACGACGTCGTGAAATGGAAGAGATCATAAAGAACAATCCTAACATCACGGACAAAGAGCTAGCCTTAGCATTGCACAATTCTAATTCAGGTTCTAACTCTGTAATTCTTAATGCACTAAGTATCATGCTGTTTAAAGGTGCTGGTGAGTACACAAAGATTTTAGGACAGGCTACAGCTAAAACTTTGTCTAAGTTAGGTGTAGATGTATCGGCACGTGTGCCAAAAGTCGCACAGCAGGTGTTAGGTCATACTTCTAACATTGCTATTAACACAGCACAGAACACAGCCTTTTCTAAGATTGATGATGCTAACGTTAAATACAATGCACGTGTTGACGTGGGGCAATCACAGCTAGAAAGTTTGGCGCAAATTCCATCTGATTTAGTATCTGATTTAGGCGAGACAGTAACTCAATCTGCTTTAGTATCTGCTTTCTTTGAATCATTACCACTACTTAACAGAGCGCGAGCAAAGGTTCTTAATTTAAAGAAACAGGCTAACGCTAGAGTTGCTGATGAGGTTGTTTCTAATTCTCCATTAACTAAAAATGATCCTGCTACCAGTGCTGAAATTTACGATGAACTTCAATCAAGAGGCAGTGACAAAATCTATCTTGATAAAGATGCAGTTACTGATGTTATTAACAGAGCAGATCAAGTAGAAAAGAGCGGTGATACTGTAGGTGTAAATAGAGCTGTTTTAGGTGATGAATTTAACGAAGCCTATGATCGTGCTCAACATGGAAACATGATTGAAATCACACGTGGACAATGGGCAAAATTACCGCAGGAGGTACGAGACGAACTCATCGACTACACAACAACTGAAAATGGTGCACCATTAATTCGTGAGCTGTCAGCCACTTTATCAGACAAAAAGATTGAAGAGATTAAAAATGATATTGCTGATAAAGTTCAACAACGCATTAAACGTGAAGAAGAAATGCGACCTATTCAGCAGGAACTTAACAGAGTTCTAGCTGATAATTCTAAGAATACAACTGTTGAAGAAAACAACGTTCTATCTAAAGGTGTAACTACTTTCTTAAGATCAATGTCTGATATTACAGGTGTTGATGTTTCTACTTTATGGAACAAATTTAAGCCTTTAATTAAGCATGAAAAAGGTGTTGATTTTAGTAAAGTTAAGAACGCAAATAAAAGAAATGAGCGTGGTGTATTAGGTGTTATTGATGATGTGCCAGTTATCAAGCTAAACAGTGAAAGTACATTTACTGATGTGCTACATGAACAGTCACACTGGTTCTTACACACAATGCGTGAGCTGTCTAAGGAGAACAAAGAAGTTCACGATCGTTTAGATAAACTTGTTAAATGGTGGGACAGCACAAAGTCATTAGACACTTTATCAAAAGAAGATTGGGCTAAACTACAGGAGCAATTCGTTGCTAGATTTATTGCTGATACGATTGGCAATAAAAAATCAGACAGCACAATTTTAAATAATTTTAAAAAGATGTTGTCACACAACAAGAATAATGAGCTGTTTAATAAAGAAAACTTAGAAAACTTTGATAAAAAAACAATCACTGAAAAAGCATTTAAACAGAACTACGGCGAAGAGTTAAATCAAGGAACAAAAGATTTTAATGATTTTGTTGATTCTCTTTTTGAATCAGAACAGCTCTATAAAGAACAGATTGAGCAATATCCTATTGATGATTTGTTAGGTGATATTGATAGTTCACCTCTACCTGATGAAGCTAAACAGCTATTTAAAGACACAGTAAAGAGTGACTTAATCAATCATCATGCTGCTTTAAAAGGTTTGATTGATGAGTTAGCTATTAAGAAGTTTTTAATCGGCTTGGTTAATGGTCGTTCTTTAGACAAACTAAAAAGACAAATTATCAAAAAGAACATGGCTAAACTTCCACGTGAAGATTTAGAAAAACAATTAGTTGCTTTAGATAACTTAGCAAAGAAGTATGAAAAGGTAAAAGAAGAGCAGAAACAGCTATTAAAAAATGATCCTCGTACTATTTACATCGAAGATTTAAAGACATTACCTATCTCATTAAAAGACAAGAATGTTCCTAAATACATTGAAGACAAGCTCAAAGCTAAAAAGATTGTTGATAATGATACAGGCATCGAAGTTAGAGAAATCTTAGATGACTATGATCGTTTACCTCAGCAATGGAAAGATGCTATTGATTCAGCTAAGGATAAAGAGCAGGCATTACTTGAATGTATTGCTAACTATTCTATTGAGAATGAAGCTAAACGCATTGCTTACAAGGCAGTTTTAGATAAAGCTATAAAGAAAACACAGCTGGAAGGTGAATTAAAAATCAGTAAAAAGATTAGCTCGATACATCGTCAATTAGGCACACAGATTCTTAAGGCTTTAAAAGCTATAACTAAGACAGGTGAGAATGCCAAAAAGATTTTATTTAACATCAAAAAAATTGCACAAAACGATGTTGATCAATTAGCTTTTAGTGATTTATCTGTATCCAGTGCTCGACGTTTAGCAGCTAGAGCAAATCAGAAAGTCAAAGTATCTTTGGCTCGTGGTGAGTTAAGAGAAGCTGAAAAGCAAACAAGAAACGAACTGTATCAGAATGAAAAAGCTGAATACATCGCAGATACTATTCACTACGTTGAAAAGAAAATGGCTGATTTTAAAGATTTAGCTAGTCGTAATGTAAAAAGAGTAGGTAAGAGTTACGATCCGAACTTAATGGATTTATTAAGAATTGTTACTGATACTATTGGATTAACTGAACGTAAGGCTAACGGTTTTACTATTGGTGATATTGCTGAAATTAAAGAGCGTATCTTAAATGAAAGCGACTACTTGGATTCTTTAGGTGAAGAGCAGGCTTTAATCGAACGTGCAAAAATAGAGGCGTTTTGCAACAGAGTTGCTGATGTTGCTAATGATTACTATGCTAATCGTACTGTATCTAAGCTCTATGATTTGATTGAGTTTATGTCTGCACTAAAAGATTATGCACGTAAGACAAAAACATTCTGCGATGGTGAAAAAACTATTGAATTTAAAGACGCACAAGAACAGTTGGTTAAGACGACTTCTGATTTAAAAACAAAAAAAGCATCTTTAAATGGTGCTAGTCAAGGTAAATCAAAAGGCATCTTTGGTGCTTTTAATTCTCTACGTAAAAAGTATGCTTTTCAGGCAGAACATACAGTAGAACGCTACGATGGGAAAAAGCTTGGCGCTTGGCATGAACTTATTTACGCACCTATTGAGCGCGGCTATACTCAGATGAAGTTAGCTTTAAGAGATATTACATCTAAGCTTGGAGATAGTTTATCTAAGATTAAAATTGATAGCCGTGAGATACAGACAGATTTAATCATCAAAAATGAAACTACAGGTAAGAATGAGCGTTTAGTTTTAGGTTCTCGTTCAGGTCATTTTAACGGTCGTACTACTTTAGAGATCTTAGGTTTGCTTTTACACTGCGGCACCAACTACGAAAAGTTAGTGAAAGGCTATGTTGCTGATCCTGAAATTGGCGCTAAGTTTAAAGATGGTTCTAATGTAAATCTTAACAATGAAAAATCAGTTTACGCTTGGAAACAGGAACAGTTTAACTCAATGATTCAGTCATTGTGTGATCAAGGTTTTATTACTAAAGAACTTTTAAATTGCTGTAAAGAGATATGGGGAACATTTAAAGAATTAGATCCTAAAGTTATGCAGGCTACACGTGAGCAGAACGGATACGGTTTTAAGCGTTTAGACGGACAGCCTTTATCATTCAAGTTAGCTGATGGTTCGGAAGTTAGTGTAGATGCTGGATATGTTCCTGCTATTCTTAACAATGACAGAGCTGTAACTAAAGCTAGTGAAAACGGAATTGACATCACAGCTACAGGTGCAATGCAAAATCAGATGTCAGTTATGGGCTTAAAAACACCTTCCTTTATTAAAGAAAGAAATCAAAAGGCGTTCCATGCTTTAGATTTAGATCCTGTGCATATCATCTCAGGAATTGAACAGGAGCTTAAATTTATTTACTTAACACCTAGAGTGAATGAAGTAAATAAATTGTTACATTCAAAAGCCGTTGCAAATGAGATTGAACGTATTGATCCAGGTGCCTTAAAAGAAAGATTTGAGCCTTGGATTAAAACACTTGCAACAGGTCAAGATATTACTCCTGCGTCTTCTAATAAATTCATTCAGTGGATTAGTAGAAAGATGCAGGATACAGGCTTGTCTATTATGGCAGGCTACATTAAGAACGCAGGTGAGCAGTTCTTTGATTTAGCTCCTGTGATGTATGAAGTAGGTTTTACTAATACTATGAAAGGCATAGTAATGGCTACTATGTATCACAATAAATTAAAAGCTGAGATTTGCAAAAACTCTGCATATATGAACTCTCGATTGAATGAAAGTAACAACTCTATCAATGAGATATTTAAGCGTATTCAGCTTAACCCTTTTCAGTACACAAGTAACGGTCAAAAGTTAAAAGCTGGTGCTCAGTGGATTCAAAATTTCAGTCGTGAAAATGCAATGTTTGCTCAGGTTTACACTCAAAGATTTATTGATGAGATCACTTGGTATGGAGCACAGCAAAAGTATTTACACGATCACCCTGAGCAAACTAATTTAACTGAATCTGTTAAATATGCAGACAGTGTAGTTAGAACTGTTTTAGGATCTTACGATCGCCCTGACACAGCTTTAATTGCAAAGTCAAATGCTTGGTACAAGTTATTTACAACATTCACATCTTACTTTATAAATAAGATGAATTTGTTATCAACAAGGCTTGCAAAAAATTCAAGAGAATTTCAAAACTCAAATAAGCGTTTTTCTGATTATATGAACAGGTACGGTCACGATGTATTAGCTATTTCATTCTTTACTTTGTTACCTTCAATGCTATCAGAACTGCTAACACAAACAGTGAATGGCAGTTTAACATCTGATGATGACGATGAGTTTAGAGCAGGTTTATGGAATGTTGCATTATCACCAACTAAATTTGTTGCTAGTGGTAAAGCTCCTTTGATGTCAAATATGGTTGTTTCTCCTTTAGTTGACATGGCAGTTGGTAAACAATATTTCAGTTCTGCTTATATGAACTCACCATTGCTAACTACAGGAACAGCTTTTTTACATTCAGGTGTAAACGTCTATAACGCATCTGTAAATGGCGGTGAGTTAAAATCATCAGATGTCAGAAATATTATGATGGGAACAAGTACCTTGTTAGGTGTTCCTTTTATTGGAACGGCATCACGCCCAGTGCATCACGCTGTTGAGCTATCTAATCGTGAAGTTGAACCTGCTGATAATTACTTCATTGAAGCATGGAAATTTATTCACGGTAGATAAAAATCTATTTAGGAAATGATAGCTTTTTTGGTAGTTAAAACTATCAGGAAAACTATCATGTCCTCATTAAGTCAAGACGAGATAAACAAGCTCACAAGTACACAAAGTACAAGAACAAGTAATGATGCAGTAACTACTTATAAAGGAAACTTTATTGGTGATTTAACAGGCATTGCTTCTTACGCTAAGGCACTACTTAAAGCTTTTAGATTCAGCATTATCGGTGATGATGCCAGTGGTTATGTAGATATTACTGGCGATGCTCCAGCTAATTTAACTTTGGTCGTAACTCATGCAGCTAAAGCAGATTCAGCCGATTACACAGCAAAAGCAGGTGTAGCTTCTTTAGCTTTTAATTCAGATCTTGCAAACTTAGCAACTTTTGCCCTTGAAGCAGGTTGTTTACGTACATTTGTAATTAAGTTCACCGAAGATAGTGCGATTAAAGGCACGATGACATGGGATAGTGATACATCAACCGTCACAATGAAGATTGATAAAGTGGACTTAGCAAAGGCGGGTGTAACTTTAGTTGATAATATTACTTTAGCTGATACAGAAAAGTTTGACAAAACTAAGTTGTACTTTGATGTTCCTAATTCTGCTTTATGGTTCTATGACAATCAATCAAACGTTTGGAAAAATTTATTACAGTACATTACAGATTACTTAGTAACTCTTACTAATAAAGACACAGAACAGCAGGCACAGATTGACAAAAACACAGAAGACATTGCTGATTTACAGCCTACAAAGTACACAGTTACATTTAACAATAAAACATACTCAATGCGTAATACTCTGATTGACGAGGTGTCAAATGGCTAATGAAAAAGAATGGCAACAAGACATAAGTACAGCTGTTGATGCTCATACTACTAAATTGTCAGATCATGAAAATCGCCTTAATCAGGCTGAAACAAACATCGCCGACCATGAAAAGCGTATTGATAATATCGAAACAACATCTGATGTAGGTCAGTTTGCTACACGTATTCAGGCTGTTGAAGAAAAGAATACAGAACAAGACAGTGCCATTGACACTTTAAAGAAAAATGTATCAGATAATTTACAAACAGCAAAGCAATACACAGATACAAAGTTAGCTGATTATGCCACTAAAACAGAAAACAGTGACACCTTAGAAAATGCAAAGCAATACACAGATACAAAGTTAGCTGATTATGCCACTAAAACAGAAAACAGTGACACCTTAGAAAATGCAAAGCAATACACAGATACAAAGTTAGCTGATTATGCCACTAAAACAGAAAACAGTGACACCTTAGAACAGGCTAAACAATATGCTAATAGTAAGGCAGATGATGCTTTAAGTCAGGCTAAAACAGATGCCTCTCAAAAATACTTACCGTTAGCAGGCGGTTATTTATCAGGTCAGACATGGGTTAACCGTCAACTTACAGAAAAAGACACAGCTATAGGAGTAAATGACCCAGCATCAGGACGTGTATATCTGTTTTCAAGAGCTACAGCTAGAGGTATATATATTATAAATGCCGACAATTCAGGTAAAGCCGTTATAGATGTTGACAACTCGGGGCGTGTTGTTGCGTATGTAGATGCTATTAATTTAAATGGTAACGTCATAACAGTAGGTTAGCATGAGTAGAATAAAATTTACATACAACGGTACGACCTATTCTACATGGAATAGTACAAGCAGAGTAACTACACCTAGTCTTATTCTTAATGAAAGAGGCACAGTAAGATATACACCTTTGTTTGCTGTAAATAATGGTGCAGAGGCTACATTAGATAATCATTGGTATTACAGATGCGGTGCTTTGGCTGTTACACATAACAATACTAAGTACCATGTTGCAATAAGTCGAAGATACACGAATGTTTTATCAGGCACTATCAGCACAACTATCACACATAGTGGTAAAACAGGTACAACTACAACAACTACAAGTAAGACCGTTACTCCTTCTGGTAAACATGATTTTGGCACTCAGTTTATTGGTCCCGGTGCACAAACCGTATATGCTAATGTTACTGTTAATTACGGTGTAACTTTTTTACAGACACCCGCAATTTACATCAATTATGGCGGAACACTTGTAAGCGCCGGTACAAGTTCATGTGTGATAAGAGTATCGGCAACTGGTGTAAATTCTGGAACGTCAGGTAGCAATATTCATATTGGCATTACAACCTATCTATTAACGGTTACAGGTAATGTTGCAACAACAACTACAACCTATCCAGATGAAACAAAATCAGCAGTTGCACAAGGTAATTTCAATTATGGTGTGACTTATCCTAGCGCACCTAATTTATGGACAGACGGTTCAGGTATTGCTGTGTATAACAACAACGGTAACGCATCATGTCACGTATCTAAAACATTAAGAGGTACTGTTGCTTTTGGTAAATCAGCTACTTTATCTCATAATTTCGCAGTAGGTTTTAACGGTGATTTTGGATTAGGCTAATGGAACAGTGGAAATTTTGGAAGTGTCTCCCTATTGTAAAAGTTTCTGACAAAGGAAAAGTTTATGATTGTAAAAGAAATGTTCTTTGTGAAACAGAAACGATTAGCGGTCATGTTTACGTTTGGATTGATGTGTTAGGCGTCAAAAGATATTTGCTAGCACAGGTTGTAGCAGACACTTGGCTTGATAACCCTAACAATTATCATCTTATCAAGCATAAAGACGGAAACAATCTGAATAACTGTGTTTCTAACTTAGAATTTGTTAGAACAATGGAAGATACAATCAATCATTCTAACGACAAAAAAAATATTGAGCGTTGGAAAGAAAAGATGAAAAAACAACATCAAGCATTTAGGAGTTTGTAATGATTTATACAATAAGTTTAAAAGAAAATAAGATTGAAAAGAAAGATGAAATTTTTTACTTTGAAATGGCACAATCTTATGAACTTACTGATTTAGGCATAAACAAGATCATCTATAACGATGATACAAATGAATATAAGTATTTTGATAACACAAACAAAGAGCTTGATATAGAGCTTAACGCTTATCAGGAAAGTGTTAAAGATACAATCTTAACTACATTCCATTCTCTTTTTGACGCTGATGCTTTATTGCGATTAAGACAAAGAAAAATATATGACTTAAAAACACAATGTACTTTTAATAATTATTGTGATGTAAATTGTAATTTTATGTCTAGCTTTGGTGTTCTGTTACAAGGTGACAGACAGCACATTGATTATTACAAGAACTTGTTAAATTACACAGAAAATAACATGGTAATTACTGATGTAACAGGCGAACAACAAGAGGTCACAAAAGAACAATTAAACACCATTATTGAAGAGGCTACAATTAACTTAGAGTATCAGCTAAAACAGCAACAACAAGCTATCGCTGATCTAAGCTCTTTAGCTGATGAGCAGTCAATAGAAGAGTACAAGGCGATTATTACACCTTATAATTTCTTTAGCACTAATGACAATCAACCTGATATTGAAGATATTAGAATTAAAGTTAAAAACGAATTGATGTATCCACAAACATTATCAGACGGTTTACTTGAATTGTCCGATCAATATGAAACAACAAACACAGAAAATCAAGATGCGATTATTGAACTATCAGATTTGGTTTGTGAGTTACAAGAAGAAGTTAAAAAATTAAAGGCAAAACAAGGAGCTTAGAATGAACACTTTATATTATCGTTATGTAATCATGGGTAAACGTACTGTTGACAGTATTCCTGCATCAAGACGTGAAGCTGTAAAAGAAATGCTAATCAAAAATGGTTACACAATAAATGATGACGGCAGCGTTTTTAAAACAGGTTTACCTGACACAGAAAATTAGTGTATAATTCGCTTCGATGTTTCATAGGTATAGGCACTAGCAATAGTGCCTTATCTTTTTATTTAGAGCATTGAGCAATTTTATAAAAGACTACGGATCCTACGCCGTTAAAATCAACCTCAAAGCCTTGATTAACCTCATCATCCTCATCATTTAGATAGAAGGAGCCTGAATATCCCCAGCGTTTGCAAACGACATCACTTCCATTTAAAGCTGAAATCCAATCAGGAGTAACAGGATCAAAATTAATTTCGTTTTTCGTTTGCTTATATCCTAAGTGAACTATACCGTCACTTTGGCTAGCCCATAATACTTTAGGTATGATGTCTCTAGGCTTTGGTGTACAGGCTGTAACGACTAATAAAGCAATACTTGTAATAGCTAATAGTTTTTTCATAAATTCACTCTACTAAAACTTTGATAAATTCTCTTATATTTACATCGTAAGAGAACGTACAAAATCTGCTATTTTGTTTAATAAAGAAAACAAAATAGGAGACTATCATTATGCTTGATTATGACACGCCCGCTAGCATATCCCAACATTTTTATAATGGCATTGTGATACGTGCCCACGTTCATTCTGAAAACGGTACTGTATGGCTAGTCGGCGCTGATGTATGCAAAGCCTTGCAGATAACTAATCCTAGTTATGTTGCGAGTAAACTTGATAAAGCTAATGTTAAGCATCATTATCTCATTAACTCACAGGGAAAACAGTTGGTTACGTGGTATTCACCAAGAGCTATTTATAAACTCTGTCAACAATCTAAATCTACACGTGGTTTAGATTTTCTTAAGTGGTACGCATCAATTCAAGCTGATTATGTTTTAATTCCACGTGAAACAATGCTTAAACTCTTCGATATTTTAGAAAAGATGAGATCTTTTATCTAATTTATATCGTTCTTATTGCTTACTTATACCGTCCTTACAGCTACTCTTTACGTGTTGAATAAATCAACATTTTAATCCATACATTCAAACATAAGGAGTTTATTATGGGTGATTATGCAAGTAAGGGACTAGCAAACGGTGTAGGTATTCCTGCACTTGTTCTAGGCTCATTAGGCTTTTTACAGTCAGGTGGTTTAGGCGGTATCTTTGGCGGTAATCAATCAGCTATGGCTTGCGCTATGAATAGTGGTGCCGTTGCTGTTTTGGCAGAAAAAGATGCTGAAATCGGTCAATTAAAGGCTGAAAAGTATACTAACGATCAGGTTGCTCAAACATACATTGCTCTACATTCAGAGCTGGGAAAGGTAAGCGATAAAGTAAATGAGCTGGCATTAGGTACTGAAAAGCGTTTTGGTTCCCTTGATTGTCAGTTAGGTGTTATGGCAACTGCTACTAACAGTGCTATTCAGGCTCTGCAAAATACAGTAAATCATATCACTAATACTGTAATTCCTATCAGTGCTATCTGCCCTGAGCCTATGCCACGTTACACAGCAGAGGGTCCAAACACACAGCCTGTGACCGTTCAAACTAGAGCTAACAAGGCTTAGGAGTAACGTATGAAAATCAGTGTAGATAACTTCATTGAATCAGTCGATGAATGGGTGGAACAAAAACTTTTAACTAAAGGTACACCAATTCAACAAGGCATTGCATCTTTTATTTATTTTCAGGGTAAGGATAAGCTTAAAAGTTACTTGTCTGCCTTGTCATTTTTAGCAGATGAAAACGGTGATTTTAACTACGCTGATTTGGAAGCTAACTTGAAAAAATCATTTGAAAAAATGGGCAATCAATACAAAGTGCCTATGCTTTCTTATGTTTTCGACACTCAAGATTTGAATGAAATTTTACAGATAGCTAGAGGTAAAGCACATGAATAAGGCAGTTGATGAATACACTGGTAACGATCTAAATGCTGCTATTGACCATGCTCAGAAAATGGCGATGGCAACTATTGAATGCACATATCACAATACTAAAGATGAGGACTGTTTAACCTGTGACGAAATGCACAAAGTTAAAAAAGCTCTTCAAGCTATTGAGATTTGTCACGCTTTAAAAACTAACATCAGATTAGCACCGTTAAAATAGTGCCTATTCTGCATGACAAAAGGCGATCATCTGACCGCCTTTTTTTTATCTTAGCTCAATAGAAATATATGTCTCTTTAGATAAATTACTAAAAATCAAAGACAAATCATAAATTTTAGCTTTTCCATATTGTTTTAATAAGCCATCAAGTTCGCAATCATTCAAAGCACCTCCATAAATTGCGTAATTATGGCGATCGTACACTTTAAAATGAATATTGCCCTCACCATTCTCTTTGAGATTAGCTAAATCTAAATGTTCGACTAATTGATTTAAAGTTAAATTATTACCGCTGAATTTGTTGATTAAATTATTTAACATAATCATTTACTCTATAAAAAAACACTTATCAAAGGGGACTAGCCAATCCCCTTACATAAATATTTTTTTATCTTACGCAATACAGGTGTGAGCGCTTAAAAGTCGAATATTTTAGGTCGCAGACACTAGTCATACTAGTGCTAGAAATGCTTTTATATACCTGGGCAGGCACAAACTCACTGTTATGATCACGCTTAATTGCTCTAATGATAATGCCATTTTCAGTATAAAGACTGCTGCCGTCTTTTTGTTCGTGCCAGCCGTCAGATATTACTTTTGTAGTCATTTTTTTACCTCTTTAATAGCCGTGCTATATTAACACGGCTTTTGTTTGTTCTTTATTCTGATTGATATTCAGGTGCGTTTAAATCATTTTCAAATTCAAAGCCTTTAAATTCTTGATCACGTTGCAAATATGTATTAACTAAGCTTGCCGATTGTTTATCGACAAAACTTTCTAAAAAAGTATAAGCAAGTTCAATATCTGGAGTATCTATTCCTAGTCTCTTTTGTAAAATTTCTAAAACGTCAAAATCACATAAAGCATCTTTTAGATCTTTCACGGTCAAAGTTGTATTTGCAAGGTCAAAAAGTTCGCACAGAATATCGTAAGTTTTTTCTGACTTTGAATAATCAAACAAAAACCACTTTCTATACTCATCTTTTGTCTTAAACTCATAAAAAAGATCATTTGCGTTGTCTGTATACTTTTTTACATACTGAATAAAATCATTCTTATTCAAAGAATTAACGTAATCTCTATCACTAGGATCAATCCACACATGTTTTTTTATAAATGAAATGATTGAGCTTTCTTTATATAAATTTTCACGATAGTAAAAATACATTTTAATGTCTCCTGTTAAGTTGTGAAAAGGTAAATCATAGAGCACTAACCTTGTGCTAATGCTCTAACATTTAGCTTTTTGCCTATGCCACTTCTAAACACTCCACTTCTTTATAACTTTTATCCAGTTACCGCTTAACTTCTTTTTGCCTGAATCAGAAACGCACCAATCGCCCTTAACTTCGCCGATCATTGTTTCATAATCAACGATCTTAGGATGCTTTTTTGTTCCTCCCCATACTGGATATTGAATCTCGATCATTTCTTTCTGTGTTGGTGCTTCTACCTTCTCATTAGTAATTACAAGATCACCAGCTAAAAAGCGATCAACATTATTTTCATCAATGCTATAGAAGTCAGTCTCATTATACATTTTAGATGTATGATGCCAGCTAGTTCTAGTTAAGAAGTGCTTTTTTAACTGTTTAACGGTCAACTTTTTAAACTTCACGATGTTTGCTTTATCTTCTAAGACATCTTCGATAGCTTCGATTAAGTTAGTTTTCAGCCATCTAGATAAAGGCATTTCATCGTTTAAGTATGCTTCAAAAGCATTGTTGGACATTGAATAACCACGATAACCGCTCATTTTTTGTATCTCCTAAAAGTGCCTATTCTTTATACATTACAAGGTAATCAGATAAAAGCCTGTACTGTCCAAAAATGTGATTTAAGGTTGCAATTTGAGCTGTTAAGCACTCAACTTTAAATTTCATTTGCTCATCTGTTGAGTTGCTAAAGGTATCTATAGCATACTCGCACATATCACGTATGTTTTTTAGTTGATAGATAAGATCATCTTTTTTAACTTTCTTTTCAAGTTGTAATTGAATCTTGTGCATAAAAAAAACTCCAGTGTTAAAAGTGCCTATGCTACTGCATAGCGTTATTTGTGATTAGTCACATAAAAAGACTTGATTTAAGCCTTTTTATGTGACGGCTGCACCTGGCAACCGCCACAAAGTCAATTTTTTGACAGCTTAGAACGGGCAAAACTCATCACGATCTGCGCTTTCTTTGTCTAAGATGTAAGTTGTTGAATCAGGGTTAGAATAGCTTGCAGCAGCTGCAATTAGTGCGCTTTTCTCTTCTGCGCTAATTTTTGCTGGGACCTGATATCTAATAATTTGATCGTGCTGGTCATCGTTCTGGTCACGCTTTTGAGCTGCTAAACTTCTGCGATCGTGAGCATTTATAAAAGCGCTCAAAGGGAACAATGTAAAGTAATGAACTTTACCGCCTGCAATTTGGATAGGGCATCTAGCACCTTTTGAGCCTTTTTTCACAATATAGAAAAGCTTTTTAGCTTGTTGAATAGTTGCAAAGCCTGTGAATGCGATCGCATTCTTTTTGCAGTAGTCGCTTAGAATGTTTGCGATATTTGAATTTGCTTTATAAGCTTTACCAGTTAAGAAGTTGAAATAGCACATAATTATATTTTCTTTAGTTGTTAAGTTTGTGAAATTTGATACTTTTTTTGTATCTATCAAAGTTGTTTTTTTACAACTTTGATAGATACAGCCTTGAATTTCAAAGCCGTATCTATATACTTAAGGTGTTAAGTTTGTGAAAAGCGATTGAAGTTTTTAACTTTGATCGCTTTTTTAGTCATTACGAATATAACCGTTTGATATAATTGTATAATCACCGCTCATAACTAAATCACGCCCAAAAGCCTCGTAATCGAAATAACTACTTTTCCAATCTTTCGGATCTAGTTCTCCTGTCTCTTCTAATATGGAGTATGCTAAATCTTCATAGCTCGGATCATCAGAAGAGATAAAATTCAAATCCTCGTCTTCACAATGCTGTATTTGCTCCTCCAAATCACAACTATATTCACAAACAGCTTGAATATAGTCATCACTGCATGAGCTAATCACTTCTGATAACCTGTAAAGCGTTTCAGAATCAATGTATTCGCCGATGTCAAATGAACTTTCATAATCAGTAATAAAAAACTCGTTCCCTTCTTTAATGCCACAATGGCGACAAATTTCGCCAAAATTGTGTTTTTGGCGGTCAAACTCTTCAATATTGACCCAGTCGCCGATCAAAGCGCCATTGTTATATGCGTGTAAGTCAGTTAAAAAAATTCTGTGTTCCATTTTTTTTGTCTCCAGTTTTAAAAATAATTAACACCGTTCTTGATAACGACTTTTAAGCCGTTTTCAAAGAAATATTCTTTCTCATCTACATTGAAATGATCTTTTGAGTGGTCAATCTCTGCAGGTGTATTGTCATCGCAGGTTGGATCAAAGTAGATTGCACTGTCTTCTGCGGTCTTGATGTATTCATTTTTTGTATTCATTTTTATATCTCAAGGTTAAGAACGTTCTTTTCGTTCTCTTTATAATTACATTATATGACATTAATTTATAAATATCTACCACTATTTTAATAATAGTACAAAAAAAAATAGTTAAGTGATTGAAATATCTATGATTAAAGTTTGTAATTTGACTATTTAAAAGGCTTTATCTATACTTTTCTTTATATAAGCAGTAAAAAAAAGAGAGTAAAAAATGACAATTAAAGTATTTAATGTTGAGTTTAGAAGTCTCGCACAACTTCAAAAGGCATTGGGCTATGCCTCGCAGCAGTCAGAAGCTTTTATCTTGCGTCAGTATGGAAGCATTGAGCAGATGACACTCACACGTCTGAAGACAAAAGACAAAAAAGAAGCCACAAAAAAGCTTAAAGCATTGCTAGACACAGCAGCAGCAGCAGGAACTAAAGCACAGAAAAAAGAACTTAAGACAATTTATAAATGTTTATTTGCTGCCTGGTCACAGCTTGACGAGCTCCAGCAGCAGACAATTATTAGAACAGTCGCAGGCGCAGAAAATATCAATTACGAAGAGTTAGACGAAAAGATAAGAAAATTCAAAGAGTTAAATGCGAAGTAGTAAGATTATAACTATAGTCTATTGACGTGCTGAATTGAAATGAGCTATAAAGCGTTAAGCACGTGAGCACACGCGTTAGTTATTACTTAGTTTAAAAAAAGCTAGTGAGCTGACTTGATTTAAGGTTTCGTTTGCTAGTTTTTTTATTGCTCTTTGTTCCAGTGCTCAACTTTGATTTGCTAACGTCTCAGGGTCTCAGGTTTGCCAGGCGGTTTACATTGCTAACGCTGTTCAGAACAAAAAAAAAACAAAGAAACAAAGAAACGAAAAAGAAAAAAACGAAAAGGCAATATAACGCAGACAAAAATTCAAATTCTCTAAATTCTTTTCAAAACTCTAGTAAATCAGCATCAAATCACGGTAAATCAATCACTTAGCGTAATTCTGTGCGGTTCGGTGTCAATAGTCATCTTCACACCATACGATATAACTACTTGATATATAAGATGTTTGCTTGATTATGCTATGAGTTAGTAACCTGTTATCGTGACCTTGACCGCCTTTAAAAGTAGTAACGATTACTGATTAGCCTTTTGACTTCGACCGCTTTGGAGCTGAACCCTGATACCCCCAAACGCCCGCTTGATTTTTCATATTACCCCTCACAAATTTTTTCTGATTTTTCAAATTCAGGTCCCTATATAGCAATGCAAAGTTTAATAAAAGTGCAAATAAAAGTTTAAAAATATAAAAAAGAACTTTACAAAGTTAAATAAAAGGTATAAAGTTATTTGTGTACTTAGATATGAAGTTTTCATATTTTTGTATCTCCTTTTAGTTGATGAAAGAAAGAACGTGTGCTCACAGTAAGCAATGCTTACTTTATCGTTTGATATTTAGGCTCTATAGATTCAGTAAGTAGAGTTTGCTGTGAGTGCTTTTTTAGAGCAATGGTGTAAGGGTAGCACACAAGGTTTTGATCCTTGCGGTAGTAGTTCAAATCTACTTTGTTCTGCCATTTTATAGCTATGAGATATTTTAAGAAGCTAAGCTATGGGTGCGTTCTGTAGTGACCTTAAGATGTCTCATAAGTATGAAATGATTAGCGTAAACTAAAACTTTTTCGTTAGTCTAATAAAAGGTGTCATTTCATACTTAAGAGCTGTTTAAAAGTTTTCTTCCGTTTACTCTCTTTTAGACGGCTCTTAAGTGTGAAGTGAATGATTGGTTGATTTGATATGTACGGCATACCACAGTTTCACTTCACACTAAAATTTTGCAAAGTGTATATGTATTAGTTGCCATATTTTACTCTTTGCCGTTTCTCTCACTTCTAACGTAAAAAGAGTGTAAATAATGGAGTGTTGGTAGAGTGGCTGAATACATCTGCCTACTAAGCAGACAATCACGTAAGTGGTTCAAAGGTTCAAATCCTTTACACTCCGCCAAATTTATGGATAGGTGACAGAGTTGGTAAATGTAACGGCTTTGAATACCGTCGGTCATGTAAATGGCTTGTGAGTTCGAATCTCACCCTATCCGCCATTTTTTGCGGTTTGGTAATGTGTCGCTTTATAAACAGCATTACTATTGCACATAAGAATGTAGCCCAGCATCTAGTGCAGTGTCGTTTATCCGACTAGGCAACGCTTAAAAGTCGTGAGCGAAATCACGACTATGGGCAAGGTTTGATTTATAAGTGAAGTTGTGTTCCTTATAAAGGCTTGCCCGTGAGCCTGCAATCACGGTGCACCAGTTTTTTTTTCATTTTTTCATAAAGAACCGTTGGACCCCTTACTCCTTTTTTATAAGGGGTTAAGGGGTATTTTTTTTATGTTTAGTTTAAAAAGTTTAACACCTTACTTATGGACTGTATCTGTATTAGGCAGTGCTTATATAGGCTATTCGCTTACAAGTTCTTACTATCAGATAAAGATCGTAACAATGGAGAAACAATATGAACAGATACTTAATGAAGCTCAAAAGGGTAAGACACAAAAGGAACAAAAATTTTATACGGAGGCGCTAAATGTACAAAGCAATTTGTCTGAAGATATACAAGGCATTACATCTACTTATAATCATTACTTTTCTGATTTTCTGCCTGGCAATAGCGGTTGGTTGCAGCAGTCAGACAACACCAGTAGCAGTAAAGACGTGTCCTCAAATTCCAAAACTTCCGTCTCAATTTCACAAAGTAAATGTCAATGCGATGGAACAGACAAAGCAAAACTTCGCAAACTTTATGAACAGCAATTAACTATAGCTCGTGATTGTGACATAACGTCAGCACACTACAACGCATTGATTGATTTATATAACAAGGTGTCTAAATGAACGCTTATGAATATATCCTGTCAGCTCTAATGGTGATGATGTACTTAGGAGCTATCTTTCTTGTTTTAAAGTATTTAGCAAAGTTTTGCGATTCATGCTGCCGAGACTGGCATTTTTTAGATCAGCATTACAACGATGACTGGAGCGATAAATGACATTACCAGCATTATTTCTTTTAAATCTCTTCTTTTGGTTTTCTTGTTTTGTTTTTGCTATTGGTAAAGAAAACTACACTAAGACACAGCTATGTATTTCAGTTTCTCTTGATGTTCTCTTTTTGCTGATAGTGGTCGGTATTTTGATTTATGCACATTATTATGTGCCTTTCTCTTTTTAGATAGGAGTTATTTATGACTGATAATGTTTTACAACCTAAGCATTATATGCAGGGTTCACATGAATGTATTGATGAAATTAAAGCAATGCTCACTCCTGATGAGTTCAGAGGCTTTTTAAAAGGAAACGTGATTAAGTACAGATACCGTGCCAACCTAAAGAATGGTAAGGAAGATTTAGCTAAGGCTGATAATTACGCCTACTATCTGATTAACGGTCATTTTAAGAAAGCAGATCTTAATTCTGAGAACAATTCAAATAAACAAAAAAGTAAAGATGAACTTGCTTTTAACAAACTTAATGACTTGATGCAAGGTGTATGTATAGCTATAGCAGTTTGTACATTAATAAAAGAAAACTATTTATCAAATGATACTTTAAAAACTAACAGAAAGATTTATTCTTTGATTGATTTGACAAAAACTAGAGAATTAAATTCAGAGCATATATATTTAAGACACAGAATCCATTTTACTGATGGCAGTAAAATGGATCTTCTTATTGAAAGAGGTTTTACTTTAAAAGCTTTTTTTACAACTAAATGTTGTTGCAGTGCTACGGGTGCCAAATTTTTATTATAAACAACTCAAAATAGCATTCCTTTCAGATAGTGTCATTTTGAATATATCGAAATAGTCAATTTGACACTATGAGATAAAATAAGCATTTCTACATTATTCTTTCAATAAATAAGATCTTATATACTTTTCTCATCATGTTAAAAAATTCAATCTTAGGTACTGCTATTTCAACGCCATCATCGCTGTTAATAATAGATACCTTGTCAACAATCGGATTGTATTTAACCTTCCTGAGAACAAGCGCATCCTCCATTACTAAAAAATATAACCTATCGTTTTCGATTCTTTCATTGTCAATCTCTGTTACCAGTAGTCGGTCACCTACTGCTATGTTCTTATAATTACTGTTTGCTAAAACACAAACACACTTATCTGATGAAAGTTTAAAGCTGTCAAAGATTTCTTTATTGATGGTTAAGCATGGTTCGGGCATTTCAATTAGTTTTAGATTATCGTCAAAACAAGTTACAGTGTTGACAACAAAAGATATAACCTGCTCCCCAGTTATCTCTTCTATTGGCACCTGGAAGAAGTCAGCTATCTTATGTACAACATCATCACTGAAAGGGCGAAGTAGATTACCGTCAAGCCATTTCACAATCGTTGGATAAGTTACACCTAAAGCTTTCGCTAAATCTGTTTTCTTTGTGTTATGTAAAGTCGTTAGCTTCCTTAAGCTTTGGCATACTGTTTTTGCGTTATACATAAATTCCCCTTTTATTTTATATATATTTGCTGTTGGTTTTAAAAAATAAAAAGTTACAAATATTAAAGTAAAGCAATAAAAAAATCAACATAAATTTTAATTTGTAAAACTGCTATATACTAAAGATTTAAAAACTTTAAATATTTACTTGCAAAATTAAAGATAAAGTATAAAATACTTAAACATAAGGTATAAAAACCGAAAGGAAATATTTAAAGTGAAAACAGTAAACGTACTCTTAACAGAAGATATACTGAGCAATGCAAAGCTAAAGCTATCATCAAAGCTTTTATTTGCACGTATTCTTTTTTTAGCTTCTGTATCTACTAGAGCTGATAAGGCTGTTTTCTATTCAAATCAACAGGCAGTAGAAGAACTGCACTTGTCTTTAAGTTCAGTACAAAGATCATTTTCAGAGTTGGAAGATAACAAGCTGATTGAAAGCAATATCCAACTAATCAATTTCAAAAAGGTAAGAAGTATTACTGTAAAAGGTGAATATTTTACAAGTTCTGATATAGTCAATTTGACTACCGAAAATGTCAAAATGACTACATCGAAAGTGTCAAATCGACCATATCGAAATAGTCAAAATGACATTTTCTACCTTATACATAATAGTATTATTAGTAATAGTAAATCTTTAGATAGTATTTATATAGTATCTAAAGAGTTCTCACAAGAAGACTTTACAGCTTACATAGAGAATATCTTTTTAGACTATAAAAATAAGAACATCTCTAAATATCCTCAACTCGAAACAATGAACTGCGCTCTAATGGCTGAGAAGTTCTACACACACTACGCACCTATGAAATGGAAAGATAAAAAAGGTGCTCCTGTTAAAAATTTAAAGTTAAGAGTTCGTCAATGGTGTTTGCGTCAAATTGAATATGCTGGTCGTTATCAGCAACCTAAAACAACACCTGTTGCTACACCTGCTGACGTTGACCGCATAGCACAAAACATTGCGGATTCTCAATTTGACGATGATGAAAACATCATTGATGTTGATTTATCAAGTAACGATTCAAACTTACTTATGAGGAAGTAATTTATGGACAAGAAAGATGTAAAACCTTTTGTTGAACTGTGGAAACAAGTATCAGTTTTGTATGGTCGTGAGATTAACGAACAGGCTTACGGCTTGGTATTCAACGCATTAAAAGAATTTGACTTTGAAGATGTAAGAAATGCTGTATCTCTTCACCTTCAAAAATCAAAATTCATGCCAACAGTTGCAGATATTTACGAGCAGGTAAAGTGTTTAAAGGGTATTGATACAGAGGCTTTAAAGGCTAAGGCTAATAATTTCTACAATCAGATTAACGATCACCTGGATACAGGCTGTGATTATATCTGTGATGATCCACGAGCTGTATTTGCTTTTAGAAGCGCTTTTGGGTCCCTTGCTGAATTTGGTATGCACTCAACAGCACAAGATCCTTTTGATCGTAAAGCCTTCGTAGATGCCTACGTAAATGCACGAGGCGAGTTTGCAAGAGGTATGACTTGTCCTAACCTGATTCAAGGTCGCAATCATTTCTCACCAGTAGTTAGAGTGCGTTTTATTGGTAGAACTGATAAATGCAAGAAAGCTCTTACAGACATTTACTCCTTCTCAAAGCAGAAGGCTAAGGTCGTAACCTTCGAGCAAAACAAATCTGTAATTCCTGAGTTAAAGAACCCTGTTCATCAGGAGACTGAATTTAACGTTGAGATAAACGGTCAGCGTTTTAAGAATGGCTTAGACGCTTTAAATGCTGTTCTCAGTTCTTTTGGCATTACATCAGTAAACACTAAGGCATAACTATGAATATTTTTGCTTTTGGTCAAAAGACAGTAAAAATCAAGCTGAACGGTAAAGAAATCTCAGGTCGTGAGGTTATTTTACCTTTGCCTCCATCAGTGAATCAGAAAACTACTGTGAATTGGAGCGCTATTAAAAATCAGTTTGCGGGTGGTTATTACTCTAGTTTTCGTTCAAAGAAAGGCTGTATCAAGAATACAACCGCATATAACAGATGGATCAATGCAGCACGGTGTCTTTTACGTAAAGGTCATTTGCCAGTGATTGAAAAGCCTGTTTGCTGCTTTGTGACTATCGTGTTCAAAGACTATCGCATTCACGATGGAGACAACCGCTTAAAGGCTTTGTTTGATGCTGGAACTAAAAGCGAATGTTTATACAAAGACGACAGCTTAATTAAATTCTTTTCAGTAGATACACGAGTTGTACCTGAGAAAGAGTTTGTAGTAATGCACGTTATCGAATTAGAGGAGTTAGGAAAGTTACCTTTTCAGCTAGGAGATCAATATTTACATGACATCTCAGAAACATTGTACGAAGAAAAAACTAAATCTGACAGTACAGATGAAAGCTGACATTTTGCAACAGTGGATAGACGCAGATTTAACGATCGGAAATTTACTTGATTTATGGGGAGCACTAGCAAAGCAAAAATTAACAAAGTTTAAATATGAATCTCCAGCACATCAGCAGGGTGAAACATTTTTAGTTAAACGCTTTTGTAAAAAAGCACAAGCTGATTTGTTAGAGGAGATGATGAAAACGTTTAGAACGAATCACGAGTTTTTATTTGACGTTTTAAAAGATAGGTATTGTTTAAAAAAGATTAAGACATCTGCCAGTGATAGCAACGACTTACATTTAGCAATACAAGAGTTTAAATATTTTTTTACAGAGTTTGTAGAACTCAATTTTAAGGAACTAAAGGAACAAGAAACATGCAAATTAAATATGAATTAGATGAAGGTGCTTACGCTCCAGTGCGAGCACATGACAGTGATGCAGGCTTTGATCTTTCATGTATGGAAGATCAGATGTTAGAGGCTAACAAAGCTAACACCATTGATACTGGTGTACATATTCTAATTCCTGAAGGTTATGTAGGTCTTGTATGTCCACGCTCATCATTCAACGTTAAAGGCATTGGTACACCGATTGGCGTTGTTGATGCTGGTTATACAGGTTCAATCAGAGTTGTATTAGAGCCTTTTAACGTAACAAAGATTTTTAAGGGCAATCGTATTGCTCAGTTGGTGATTTTACCTTTACCAAATATCAAGATGATTGAAGGTAAGGTTATTGGTGTTGATACTCATCGTGGTGCAGGCGGTTTTGGCAGCACAGGAGCTTAACATGGACGATTTAATTGGTTTATTAGTTTTGTGTAGTGCACTTTTTTTTGTAATCGTTGCAGTTGCATTAGGTCTTGGTATCGGTCATATCATTCTTGTTTGGTGTGGAGTGCTTTAAATGACAGTAGATTTAACAAAGGATGAGTTGCTTTTAATTCATCAAGCAGTCAAAGAATATTTTTTTGACTTACTATCCGATCAACTTAACTATGATGTTGATACATCAGATGATCAAAAAGAATATAGCGATTTAGATAATAAGTTACAAAAATATTTTGAACAAAACGAGGAATAAAAATGTTTGATAAAGAAAGCGACATCAAGGTATATGTTACCGAGAATTACTCTATTTTTAATTTCTTAGAAAGCAATAGAGCAGTAAATCAGAATTAAGTAAAAAAAATTGTTAAGTCAATTCAAGCAAAAGGTTATTACCCAGTGCCTATTTTAGTTGATGACAATTACAACATTGTAGATGGTCAGCATCGTTTTACTGCTGTAAAACAATTAAATCTACCTGTTTATTACATTAAAGGTGCTTTTATTGATGATGATTGTATTTCTCTAAATGCTAATGCTAAAAACTGGAATGTAATCGACTACGTTAAATTTTATGCTTCTAAAGGCGCTAAGTCTTATCAAAATTTATTAGAACTTTGGGGACCGTATTCATCTGACAAAAAATCTATTTTTTATTCTTTTGAGGTTTTAAAAAGAGCAGTTCTAAATGAAAAGTATTTTTCAACTGAAATGATAAAAGCAGGTAATTTGGATCTTCCTGAAAGAATTGCTGATATATCTCAGAGACTATCTATTATTAACGTTTGCTTAAAACAATTCAAAGTCACAGCTGATGCAAGAAGAGCTCTTGTTTCTGTTTTATATAAATTATTAAAAAATTTCTTGGTCGAACCAAACAAACTGATAAACAAGTTTGATCAACGCAAAGACAAGGAACTACCAGGATTAAGAACTGTTGAACATGCATTGTACTTAGTCAATGACATTTACAACTACAAGTGTTCAAAGAAAGTTGATCTTGTAATTGCATATAAGAACTTAAATTTAGACAAGGAAGATGAGTAAGGAAAGTAACAAATGATATTAAAAGAATTTTTAGATAAATGTAGCAGAAATGAAAATGTTTGTATTCTTATTGCACATACTCAATTTGAAAGTTTTGTTCGCCAGCCGCAAGGTTTAAAAGAAGATTTTAAAGGGCTGTTAGATTGCAAAGTTATACGTTTCTTTTTAGCTGCAAAAGATGTCTGGACTATTTGTGTACTAATCGAATGTGATGATTTAAACAGAATAAGAGGAGTTAGAAAATGACATTAAGAGATTTTATAGATGATATTGAAGATGATGAGCTTATTTATTTAAAGCTTTGTGACTATTTTGCGAGTGCTTATCCATTTAGAAAATACAGAGTAAATAAAGCGTCAAAACTTTTAGATTGTAAAGTACACAGTATTGGATCGAGGAAATTTGGAGATCAAATTGCAATCGTTATACATATTGAATGCGAAGACTTAAACGACTTTAAGAACTTTTTTTAAAAAGGATTATGTATGAACATAGTAATAAGTGTAGTAGTAATAATTGTTATTGTTTCAATTTTTAATTTTGTGTTTACTTATGCTGTGGCAAAGGTTGTGCTGAATCATGCTCAAACAATATCTTTGTTAGTAAAACACGCTTTATTACTGGACGAGCTTTATTTTAGTTCAAACACAACTACTGATAAAGAGGATAAGAAATGAGTAAAACAACAAAGCAGATGAAACATCTATTTAATTTAGCTGTTGGTATTCTTATAACAGGTTTTATTTTTGCAATAGGTGCAGTAATGGGAATAAGTTTCTTTTTAAGAGTAGCAAGTTTGTTATGAGGTAATTAAAAATGAACTTTGATATTAAAGATGTTAAGTCATGGGCTAACCGACATGATGTTAAGGTTGGAGACGAGGGGTATTTTGCTGATAACATAGAAGAGTTAAAAGAAAATAACCGCACAAGAATGATTGCAGAAATTTTAGATGATCATGCTTTTTGTTTTCGTACTCCAACAAATAGGTATTCTTTCTTTTTACCATTAGAAGCGGTTAAAGAAGACAAGCCAAAAGAAAAGAAGTATCGACCTTTTAAAAACTTATATGAGTTTTATCAATTTTTATCTTTTAATTCTTATATTACAGAAGAAGATTTTACTCCAGTAATGTTACTAGCTCTTTATTTTAAATACAGAGAAAAGAAAGCCCTACGTGTTGCAAGTACAATAGTAATTAACAGAATTGACGTTGATTTGAAAGGTATTTGTGAGCCTATCATCGAGGGCAGAAATCTTGAGCGGTGGTTTGATCTTGCTGAAATAATGAATGATGACGGCGAATGGCAACCCTTTGGAGTTGAGGTAAAAGAAAATGATTCAGATTAAAACTACCGTAGAAATTACAGGAGTGCTGCTAAGAAAAGATTTAAAGCCTGAGCTTCAAAAAATGTCACTAAAAGAGCTTAGAAATTTTGTTTTAAATCATAACTCTGAAACTGAGAATATCTTTAAAAATGCTTTCGGTAATTTATATGACGTTCGCATTAAAGACGTTGTAGTTATGGAGAGTAAACAGTAAAACGTTTGCCGTTTGAATAGTAAAAGTGTGACGTTTGAACGGCAAAAGTTGAATGTTTAGGAGATTAAAAAATGAGTGATGAACTTATCTGTATTGGCATGTTGAGTGCTTTATATGTTTATCAGACTTATCGTTTATTCAAATTAGAAAAGTTTGTTTTAAAGCACCTAAGTGCTGTTTGGGAATTTCAGCACATGGTAGTAGATACCCTTGATAAGATTTCAAAAAGGATATAAGAATGAGTGAAAGTTTAGCAAAGATTGTATATCGCAAGTTAAAGCATTTACATCAGGTACAGTATGATACATACAGCACATACAGCAAAGCACCTGGATCAGATACAGGAGTATGGCACACTATTATAATTGTGCCTTGTTTTGATGTGATGTTTTCATGGTATTCAGAAAGTAATCAACTACAAGTTATTTCTATCAAAGATAAAGACGTTGTGGCAACTTTTTATGGCTGTAATTTTAAGCTGTTTATTAAGGCAATAAAAAGGATCTTAAGAAGTAAAAGGTTTAAGCTGAATTATGAAAGTCTTTGAGGTGAAACAATGAAGTGTACATACAAGGTTATTGATAGTAAAGATAAAGAAAGATTATTTCTTTTTTCTAAAACGGATGTCTTTACAAATGAC